TTGTTGTTGATGGCTCTCATTTTCTTGAGATTGTTTATTATGGAAACATAGTTCCATTAACTCCAACAGTGATTACCAACTGGATTTCAAGTAATCACCCAGATTTATATATCAATGGCCTCTTAGTTGAAATTAATGCCTTTGTTAAAGACGCTGACGCTACTGCCCTGTGGGATGGTAGATTCAGGCAAGTTATAGGTGAACTGATGGACGCAGATAATATTCTGGTCTATAGCGGGACCGCATTACAAACTCGGCTTGGATAGTTAATATGAAATTTATTAAGTTGCCCTCACAAGAAAAATTGATCTATTTATATCGATATAACCCTGATACTGGGATGTTCTTTCATAATAAAGGGTGTAATAAAGGGAAAATAGCTGGAAGCATACAATCTAAAACAAATAGAATTCGGTTATGCCCAACTATAAATGGGAAATATATGCATCTTTCGGCCTCAAGGGTAGCTTATAAAATAATGACTGGTAATGACCCAGATCATGAAATAGACCATATAAATGAAGATAAGACTGATAATCGTTGGTGTAATTTAAGACCAGCAACTCATAGTGAAAACCAATGTAATAAGACTAAACATGGAAGAGAAACCAGTCGTGAGTATAAAGGGGTTTATCGACGCGAAGGTAAGAAAGGAAAGCTTTCTACTAAGTGGTGTTACGTAATAAGATTTGAAAATAAACGGTATACGGTACACGGATTCAATACTGAGAAAGAAGCTTTTGAAGCTCGATGTGCTTTTGGAAAACAATTACAAGGCGATTTTTATAACGCTGGAGGTGTATTATCTCATTAGAATCAACAACAACTATTGGAGGGCTAGTAGCTGCTAACCCAACAGCGGGAGACCCGTTTAGTCAGGGTGACGACCATCTCAGGCTAATAAAGACTGTATTAAAAGCTATATTTCCAGGTGCTTTAGGTGCGGGGTTCTCTACTCCAATAACAGCAACCGAAGCCGAATTGAATTGTGTTCATGGTGTAACATCACCTATACAGTATCAATTCGCATCTATGGCTAATACTATTGCTGCAAGAGTGCCTAGAGGTATTGTTTGTATGTGGGGAGGATTTCTTGCTGATATTCCTGCTGGCTGGGCGATATGCGATGGTGCTAACGGAACCCCTGATTTAACAGGCAAGTTTGTATTATGCTATGACCCTGTCACATATCCTACTCTGGGCGCTACTGGTGGTTATACAGATGGTCAGATTCTAACACATACGCATGCTGCTTCTTTTTCATTAGGTTCGTCATCGGTTACTCACAATCATACGGGAACAACAGATGGTGACCTTCCTCCACATACTCATACGTATGTAAATGCGTCTACTTACAATCCTGGGTCTTCAGGCCTGAATCCTGGAGTTGGGTATGGTGCAGTAGATCGTCAAACTTCATCACCAAGCAATGTGCATACGCATACTTTTGCATCAGCCTATGATGTACATTCTCATACTATAAGTGGGTATATTAATAATGCTGCGCCAGTAGGCTCTGTTTCAGTAACGGGTAGAAACATGCCTCCATATTACGTTACAGTTTATATTATGAAGACATAAAATTATGCAACAGTTACTCACTATAAAACTGACAGGTAACTATGGGGTTAATTATGACCTTGAACCCTGTGACTTGGACTTAAATACTTTGACGAGTGGTAAGAATTTCTTACTTAGGAATGGCAAGGTTAAGTCTTTTTATGGTTCTACTTTTATTACAGCAGATGTTGCCACACATCAGCTAGCGCAATTTATGTTTGTAGCTTCTTCGCCCAATAAATACTATTTATGTATGGGTAACAAAGCGGTGTATGTCTTTGATGGGGCAGCGTGGACACCTATAGGCTATGGAGCCTATTCGTTAATGGGCTCTGGTGACGAGTATTATTGGACATACTGCAACATGGGTCTGATACCTGTCATTAATAACCCACAAGGTTATCCACAGTATTGGTCTCCGCAAGTAGTTAGCACTGTTTTAAAAGATTTGCCTTACGATAATACCCACACCTGGACAACTAAAGGATTCCGATGCGATGTTATTCGATCACATAAAAATTTCCTGTTTGCTCTCGGAATGTATGAAGGTGGTAATTATTATCCCAATAATTATCGCTGGAGTACTGCTGCTGACAATAACGGGATTCCCTATACCTGGGAGCCTACAGACCTTTCTGGAATAGCGGGGCAAGCCTCTATTCTAGGGGACAATGGTCCTATAGTCGATGGTCTATCATTAAAAAATGCTTTCTGTATTTATACGACTGATGGCATCACCATACTTGAACCATCAGGCGACAGTTATATCTGGCAGGCTCGCTCTCTTTCCAATACGGTTGGGTTACTGGCTCCTAACTGTGTTGCTAGCATGAATGGCGTGCATATCTTCCTGTCACGAGGGGATATTATGCTCAATGATGGCAACTCAATTAGAAGCGTAATTAATGGGAAGATAAGGACACGACTAAAGGGATTAGCTAATGGCAATTACTATAAAAGGAGTTACTGTGTATGTGATGAAAGAAACAAGGAAGTTTGGTTCTGTATTCCTATTGATACTAGCACCTATCCCAATTTTGCAATTATATATAACATAGTAGATGATTCGCTCTCTATGCGTTATATCGACAGACCTATTACGGCTATGACCTATGGCCCCTCCTCAATAGGGGCAACGTCTTGGAGTGGAGTAATTGACCCCTATACAGTCTGGGATACGAGTCCTTATACCTGGGCTAAAATGCCAGGATTTTGGGCAACAGGTATTGAGTCTACAGTAACTTGGAATACCAAAAAGGGTAACTGGAACACCGATGACTCTAGCCCATTTTCATATCAAATTCTAGGCATAGAACCCGATGCTGGTGGTATATATGATATGTCAAATAATGACGGTACATCTGATGATAATTTGTTACTTGAAAGAATAGGGGCTGTATTTACCGATCAACGCTCTGTTGAAAGCATAATACGAGCCTATCCACACATGCAGGGGAATTCACCAGTTAATATTCAACTAGGTTCGCAAGAAGCGGTAGGACAAGATATTAGTTGGAGTAATCCTGTTTCATTTAATCCTAGCAAAGATAGAAAAGTTGATATACGAACAACGGGTAAATTACACGGTTGGAGACTGGAGTCTACAGATAATGTTGACTTAACTTTCTTTGGTATGGATGTTGAATACGTGAATAACGGTGTCAGATAATGGCAATGCAAAAAGTATTATGTAATCACTGTCATTGGCATGGCTTATTCACTGAAATTTTAAGCGCGCCCAACCCGTTTGATACGCATGATACTTGCCAAGGCTGTCCAAAATGTAAAAATATCAACACAGTATTATATGCTTGTGATTATAAAGATTGTTGGAAGCCTATAACCAATGGAACACCGAAGGAAGATGGATACACACTAACGTGTTCAAAACATCGTCCATCGTTAATATCTATGGAGGGCTAATGGAACAACCACCAGAAGGAACGCCAGAGAGACTATCAGAGTATCTAACTCGATACTTTAACAGCTTGATTCTATCTGTTAATTACTTAAAAGATACGATTCGACTATGGAATAAGAACGGCTTTACAGGGGCTTTTATAGGGAATTTAACAGGTAATGTCACTGGAAATAGTTTTACTTTTCCTGCAACACAAGTCCCGTCTTCCAATGCTAATACCTTAGATGACTATGAGGAAGGAACCTGGAATCCCGTGGTTACTTCATCGGTAGGAACTATAACAGCTTATACTGCAAGTGGTAATTATATAAAAATAGGGAAGCTTGTTTATTACACTGTAGATATAGCTATTGCAACTAATGGCACAGGCTCAACGGTTGGTTTTTCAACACTTCCCCCATTTACTCCAGCTCGAAATGCTAGTGGTGTGGGTAGAAATGTTATTTCAGGCGGTATGTTGTATGGACAAATAACGGCTAGTGGAAGTCAACTTTTAATACTTAAGTATAACGATACTTACCCATTTGTATCTGGAACAGTTGTATTTATATCAGGTACTTATGAGGCTACTGCATGAGCAAATATCGGTTTGAGATATTGCATCCTTATACCATGGTTAAAAAATGGGATGAATTATTACCACATATTGAGCGAGTAGTCACCATAGGGCATGGTGAATTTTCTGCTGATTCTATTAAGCAGAAGGTGTTAGATAACCGTGGATTTATGATTGTTGTTTATGAAGGGAACGTTATTAAAGCAGTC